AAATGGCAAAATTTGTTTTTCTGGTTACGCCAGATGGTGGAATTGAAATACGGTGCAGGGCTTGCCCAGTACTAGGCGTGTAAATAAAGACATCGAATTGCGACTTTATCTGGACGGGGGTTCGAGGCCCCCCTTCTCCACAACATAGTCAGGTGGCGGAATGGTAGACGCTTTTGGATTCTCTGTCCGATACCTTTGTTAAGGCAAAAAGCTTACAGGTTCGAATCCTGTCCTGACTACAACATGAATAAAACCTTTCAGCCAATAGGCAAGTACATTGTCATCTCCAACATTGAGGAGGAGATTAAGACAGACGGAGGGCTACTATTGTCAGCCCAAGACACGAGTGAATTTCGCTATAAGAAGGCGAAGGTAGTGGCATCAGGCACAGACGTGGCGGTAATTAAGCCATCTGATCTGATTCACTACGACAAGAACCAGAGTTTCACGATGGTGATTGACAACCATCAGTACACGATCATACAGGAGAGAGACGTTGTTATTGTCCTCTAGTCTTGCGGATACGCTCATCGCGTAGTCTTTGCTTTTCTACTTCGGCTTTGAACTCAGCGTTCTTCTTCTTGGTCTCTTTGATCTCATCGACCATATCACCAATAAACTTCCGGTAGCGGCGGTCCATGTACCTACGTCGGTGGTGCATCATGCGCTGGCTGGTGTCTGGGAAGCCTTCTCCATTTAAGATTTTGTACAATCCGGTGACAACACGCTGTGTTTTCATGGTCACTTCATAGACATCGCGCTTACCGTACTTGTTACCGGAGCCAAGTTTGTTGATCCATCCGCGCTCGGTCAGGCTGTTGAGTCTGATGAGGCTCCATGAGAACAGGCGTTCAAACTTTTCAAATTGGTAATTGCTAAAGTAATGCTCGTCATGGATATAGAACAGAATGTCTAGATCTTGTTGGCTTAGGTCGTACTTCTGGAAGGCGTATCTTCTGACGACTCTCCAGTACTTCATGTAATTGTAATGCGGCGCTTTCATTTAATTAGATTTGATTATATTTGTATGCAAAAATACTACAATCATGAAAACTACAATGAAAAAAACAGTTACCGTTAAGACGGGCAAAACTCCTGTTGCTAAAGCAGGCGCGAAGAAAATGATCATGGGCATGGCCAAAAAAGGCGATGTCAAAAAGAAAGGTTATTAATGGCTGACAAGTCCAAGATGGCGTGCAACCGCCCTGTCCCATCGGATAGGCCAGGCAAGAAGAAGATGGTGAAGGGGTGTGCTAATGGCAAGGAGAAACTCCTGCATTTTGGCGCCGAGGGCTACGGAAATAATTATTCCGCTGCTGCCCGTAAGTCTTTCAAGGCGCGCCATTCTTGTGACACAGCAAACGACAAGTTAACGCCTCGTTACTGGTCGTGTAAGAATTTGTGGGCAGGCCCGGGTGGATCAACTACCCCGTCTCCCAAAAGTAAAAAAGGGAAGTACTGATGAAAGACGCATGCTACAAAAAAGTCAAGGCGCAGTACGATGTGTTCCCATCTGCGCGGGCATCACAGGCAATCGCCAAGTGCCGCAAGGGATCGGGCGTTGTAAACAAAAGTGAGAAAGGCACAAGCCTCAAGAGGTGGCAGGCAGAGAAGTGGGTGGACACAAAGAGTGGCAAGGCGTGTGGGGCAGGTGGCAAGAACGAGTACTGCCGTCCGACCAAGAAGATATCTGCACAGACTCCAAAGACAAGATCAGAAATCAGCCCTAGCAAGTTGGCTGCCAAGAAGGCGGAGAAGAGTAGGGTTGGTATGGGCAATAGAGTATCAAAAGTTTAATTATATTTGCATGATGGAAAATAAAAGCAAAGGATTAGGAGACACCATTGAGAAGATCACTACGGCTACCGGCGTAAAGGCTATAGTTGAGAAGGTAGCGAAAGCGGTAGGCGCAGATGACTGCGGTTGCAAGGCTCGCAAAGATGCTTTGAATAGGGTATTTCCTTACGACAAAAAATAAATAACCGATGCCAGTCCAACAACTACAGCACTATCATGGGGCTTTGATAACTCCTTCCGACACGGAGAGTTTACAGCAAAGCCTAAACACGAGCAATCGTAGTAGTTGTCTGTATGTGGGTGTGGGTGGCAATGTGCATATACTAACGGTGGGTGGTGACAACGTCACATTCACTGGTATTCCATCAGGCACATTCATTCCAGTTCATACGTCATGGGTCTTTGCTACGGGCACAACTGCTGCGTACATTATTGCCGTTGACATGGTTGGCGGTAGCAGTGATGGCTGCTGGTCTACGGATGTATGGCAGAACATCAGCATCTTGTGGCAAGATTGGAACACACATTGGAACGATTGCTTACCTTAACTAAGAAAATAATAATATGGGAACTTCTTTATTTAATACTACCCCTCAGAACACGTACCCGTCTCTGATAAAACTTTCAGACAACTTACCACTCAGTGGTACGCTAAGATACTTGTCCGACGGTAATGGCAATGACCTGCCTCTGTTGGTATCTACTACAGCCTTGACCAACTATGGAGCAGGTGCAATTACTAGCAACACTGCTTTTGGCGGTGGCGCATTAGATAGTAATACTACCGGATCAGATAGCGCGGCTTTTGGTGATTCAGCTTTAACAGCCAATACTACCGGGGCCAGTAATACCGGTATAGGACATGATGCTTTGTTTACTAATAGTACAGGTAGCTTTAATACAGCCCTGGGTAAGCACGCAAATAGATTCAATAGTACAGGCACAGGTAATACGGGATTGGGTGCTTTGGCGTTACGCTTAAACTCAACAGGCACAAATAACACAGGCGTAGGGTATTTATCACTTGAAAACAACACCAATAGCAATAACACCGCATTGGGTTATCGTTCGTTACGAGCCAACACAAGCGGAAGTTACAACGTGGGTGTGGGTGTGGATGCGTTGTTTGTTAATACGAGTGGAACATTTAATACATCAGTTGGAGGATTAGCGTTATCAACAAACTCAACAGGTAGTAGTAATACTGCCATTGGGTTAGCATCGTTATTTTCAAACTTAACAGGAAGTAGTAATACTGCAATAGGGCAAAGTGCTTTATATAACAATACTGCATCAAGTAACACCGCAGTAGGTTTTGAAGCAGGACTAACAAATACAAGCGGAAGTAATATAACCGCAATAGGTCGTAGTGCCTTATACAACAACACCGCATCCAACAATACCGCAGTAGGTTTTGAGGCGGGGTATAGTAATACGAGTGCGGTAGGTTTAACTGCAATCGTTTATCAAGCGTTGCGTTTGAACACAACGGGAACAAATAACACGGCATTAGGTTATCAAGCATTAAGTTCTAATATAACAGGCGGAGATAATACCGCAGTTGGATTATTTTCGTTAGTTTCCAATAACGGAACAAGTAATACGGCAGTTGGTAGAGGTTCTTTGTTATCAAATTCAACGGGTAATTCTAACACTTCAGTAGGTACAAATAGTTTATTAAACAACACCGCCGACAACAACGTTGCCGTAGGTTATGAGGCAGGGTTTACTAATACGAGTGGAACGGGTATAACTGCGATAGGGTATCAATCGTTAAAAGCCAACACAACGGGATTTCAATGTACCGCAGTAGGATTACAAGCGTTAACGAGCAATACAACGGGTGCTTATAATACTGCGTTTGGTTATCTTGCTTTATCAAATCATACAACGGGTTCTTATAATACTGCTATTGGGCGTAATACCCAATCGGCTAATTATGATAGTTGTATAATTTTAGGTATAAATGCAACTGCAACGGGTAATAATCAATTTGTAGTAGGCGATGCTACATATAACGCGGGTGCAGTAAACGTAGAAGTAAACGCATCAAGTAAAGTTTGGAATGTAATAATTAACGGAGTAGCACAAAAGATACTTTTAGCCTAAAATTAACTAAATTCGCAATATGACAACTTACACTTGGAACGTAACCGCCCTCTACACAGAAACAATAGACGGGGAACAAAACTACGTAGTTATCGCTAACTATGAAGTAGTAGGAGTAGATGGTGAGTACACCGCCTCACTTTCAAACATAGCCCGTTTTAATACGGAATCTGTAACCCCTTTCGTACCTTACGAAGATTTAACCAATGACATCGTAATTGGTTGGATTCAAGACGAATTGGGCGTAGATGGAGTATCTAATTTAGAAGCGTGTATTCAAGGACAGATTGATTCACAAATCAATCCTCCCGTAACACCACAAAGCCAGCCACTACCATGGGCTCCAGCCCCAGTAACAGAAGCATAAAAAATCATGGACAATAAAACAGCAAATCAAATCGTATCGGAAGCGTTGCACATCGCAATCTCAAAGGGATGCTTCGGCTTAGTCGAAGTAACAAACATTGTTAAAGCATTGGAACACATCAATGGTCAACCGGATGTAGAGTTCGGTGAGATCACTGAAGAGTAACCACAATCAACAACACAATCAAACAATACCACTCCAATCACAGAGTGGTATTTTTGTTTTATTTAAAATCCATATATTTGTACCAAAGAACAAATCGATGGCCTATCAGAAACTTCAAGTCAGTAGAGCATCTGCTGTAACACCGAGTGATACAGTGGATATTCCTAGTGTTTCCACCCAGAGTGGAATAGGAAACAATGGATGCGTATTATACGTTGGCGGATCCGGCGACGTTCGTGTATTAACTGCTGGCGGCGATGACGTTACTTTTGTTGGAATCAACGGAGGTACTTTTGTTCCTGTCCAAGTCCTGCGCGTGTGGGCGACAGGGACTACAGCGACAAGCATCATAGCTCTCTGGTAATCATGATCGGCATCGGCATCGGTATTGGATTTATGGCGGGGGCTGCGAGTGGTTACGATGTAGACGCCGCCGCATTCTTTGCCCGTGTTACTGCCGCCGGTGGAACACTTACTTTGACCGAGAAGACGGCTGTGAATACCTTAGTGGTTCAAATGAAGGCTGACGGAACTTGGACATCAATGAAAGCCATTTATCCGATGGTGGGTGCAAGTGCGGCGAGTGAATACGCATGGGTTTTAGATTTGCCCGTTGGCGAGTATGTTCCACCACCATCACCACCATTCCCCCCTACTGAATAATGACCGCCCCAAAAGTAAAACCAAATGCACTTCCAATTTCCTTTTCGGAATTTCGTAAGAACCCAATTGCTGCCGTGGCTTTTTGCATGCTGCTGGCTGTTAGCTATTTGTATATGGACCTTCGCTCGGGCTATAAAGAGCAGATCGACAAAAGCAATCAAAAGATAGATGCTCTTGATATCAAGATTGATAAATTGACGTACGCCCTTAAGAGATCTGACTCATGCTTGGCATCTGCCATGACCGAGATTCGTATAATGCAAACAATGAAGAAACTATGAGAACGGCATTATTAGTTTTTACCGCCCTATTTATGACGGGTTATGTGTTCACAATTGCAAACGCAAGACAAACCCCTACAATCGATGAAATAGATGCGTTGCTTAGCAAGGTGTCAAAAAATGTAGAAAGTGCGGGAGAAGTCACTAAAATGGCACAGAGCATGAATGCAAAGATGGTTGAATCAAAGGTTGCGGAAAAGGAAGCATTAAAAGAGGATGTAAAGAAGGCGGAAGCCAAGGCCGCCAAGTATGCAAATACCATGATGTACATGGGGATCGACACGGCAATGGCTGATATGGACACCGCATCTATTGAAAACATGTTACGACTAAACGGAATGAAATAATGGCAACAAAGGTTAAGTCAATCAAAGAGACAGCCAAGTGGAAGCCAAAGGCTCCTACCAAAAGGCCCGGCGTTGTTTCAAAGAAGAAGAGTTCCTCATTGAAGACCTCTAAAAATTACGTCAAAAAATACAAAGGTCAGGGCTGATGAGTACAGTAGCCACTACATTCGTTGACAAGTTAAAGGATCAGTCCTTTACTATCATACTTATGATCGGTGGTCTATACTATCAGAACCAAATATTCCAACAGCAATTAGATCGATACGATTCAGTGGTCAAAGAAAAACAAGAGTACATCAATACGATTGTGGACGCTGAACGTGAACGTATGATCGCAAGAGAAAAGTATTTAATGGATCAGCGTGACCAATTTATTGATATGTTAAAAGAAAATCAGAAATGAAAAAGATACTCGATATTTTCAAAGGAGACAAAGGCCAGTGGTCGTCTAAACGTTTTGTTGGCATCATCGGTGCATTTGTTTTATTTGGCACCATGGCTCACAACTCCATGTCACCACAGGACATCGCGCCATCAAAAGAACTAGTAGAGGCAGTAGAGTGGGTGACCATCCTATCGCTAGGCTTTACATCCATTGACAAGTTCAGCGGAAAGAAAAACGATGTCGAAGAGTAATGCATCTATATTGCTGCTACTGTTACTGATCTTCTGTGGTATGGTATACCTAGAGTTTGCCGTGCCAAAAACAAAGGAGGTAACCCATGGCCCTGCAATACGGATCGTGCAAAAAGAGTTGGATACTTTGTATAAGATCAAACTCAAGTACAAGAAACTCCACGACACCCAGACTATTATTGATCAAAGATATGACACGATATACCTCACTCTTGCTGGTGATACTTCTTGCGGTGCCACAAAGCGCCTCATCGCAATGCATCGATTCCTCGATAGTTGCGGCAAGTAACCACTACCTAATCAAAGGAGCAGAAGCCAGAGAGAACTTGGCCCTGTGCCGGGAGTTCCGCAAGGTGGACAGCGCGGTCATTGCCGAGCAGGACAAGATACAAACTAAGCTGCTCGATGAGTTGCAGAAGAGGGACAACAAGATCCACAAACTCAAGCGCATTTGCGTCTCACTTGCTATTGGACTAATATTCTTTATTTTTGTATAAGATGAACCTAACTGAAAACTTCTCATTGCGTGAGTTGACCTATAGTCAAACAGCAATTAAAAACGGGATTCCAAACATCCCCAAAGATCCACAAGTGGCTGAGAACCTAAAGACCTTGTGTGAAAAAGTACTAGAACCTTTAAGAGATGGTATGAAATGCCCGATCAAAATCAGCAGCGGCTACCGCTCACCGGAGTTGAACAAACTTATCGGTGGTGCTAAGGCTAGCCAGCACAATGTTGGTGAGGCAGTTGACATTGACTTGGATGGCAAGAACGGCGAATTGTTTTCTTACATCGTCAACAACTTAGACTTTGACCAGATCATCTGGGAGTTCGGTGACGACAAGAATCCTGATTGGGTGCACGTGTCTTACAAATCAACCGGCAATCGCAAGCAATTGTTGAAAGCCTTGAAGGTAAGTGGCAAGACCCAATACCAAGTATTGGACGCAGCAAAATTCAAAAAGAAGAAAGCCGCTAAGTAATCATTACCATCCCCCTCTAATCAAGGGGGATTTTTATTTTTAAAAAAGCCATATATTTGTGGTAATGAAATTAACTCAAGAGCAGTTGGAGACAATCCAACAAATGAATACAGAGTACACGCGTTTGAGAATGAGCATCGCTGATTTCGAAATGAATAAGTACGCTGCATTAAGTGCAATGGAAGCCTTGCGTGAGAAGTTCTCCAACCACGAAAGACTTTTGATCGAACTCTACGGAGCGGATGCGGTCATAAACATGAAGACCGGAGAGATAACAAAGAAGGAAAAAGAATAACAAAATGAAAATTTCACAGTACGCCAACGCCACACCCCTTGGGGTATCTAGCAAGTTGATCGGAACAAACGTTTCCGCTAACGACGAAACTGCTAACTTCACAATCTCCGATGTGTTGGCATTGAGACCTGATGCAGAGATGTATATGATCAACAACACCACTGACACTGTTGTTGCTACTGTCAATGTACCGGTAAAGGTGGAGGGTACAACAACATCAGGCGTATTGTCTGGGTTTACTATGCCATCTAATAACCGATTGACATATACAGGAACCAGTTCTGTTACGGTATTTGCTAGTGTTTCGTTTACTGCTTATCGCACAGCCGGTTCAGATGCTACTATCGAGGCTGTCGTATATAAGAATGGTACAACACCGCAGGTGAATACAACCACCAAAACGTTGATTACTCTTGATAGAGCATCTGGCCTATCACAGGGATTTATTACATTGGCGACTAACGACTACATAGAATTATGGCTTGTCAATACAACTGATGCTACTGATATTCTCGTTAATACGATGAACTTCAGTGTAGTATAATAGTACGAGTAATTAAATTTAATCTAATCAAATGAAATATGGACATCAGGAAAATAGCGATTGGTCCGGACTACAAGGGGGGTGCGATGCATTATATCGTTGGGCAAAAGGTTCTCAACGACACCAATGAAATACATCTAATCAAGTACGACGAGCGCAGACAATCAATTAAGATTTATATCATCAACCCCAAGAATGAGGTGGTGCTTTGGAAAGAGTTCTCTTCCACTATTCCTGTATCCATAGAATACAACATTAACTATTGATGCAGTCGCCATTCTATTTTATCGCAAGACCAGTTAAGGGACGACGATACAACAATACCAAAGAGATAGCCGGTATTGAAGTGATCGTTAGCACATCGGAAGAGGACTATAAGTTCTCTAACCGGCAGGCTGAGGTGGTTGAAGTTCCTAGGGGATACCGAGGCCCCATCGTCCCCGGAGATATTTTATTAGTACACCACAATGTTTTCAAATTCTACAACGACATGCGGGGAAACCGCAAGAGTGGGAAAAGTTTCTTTCGTGAAGATTTATTTTTCATCGAGCTTGACCAATTTTTCTTATTCAAACACGCAGATGTATGGCACACATACGACAGATATTGTTTCGTCAAACCCATACCTGCAAAGCACTCTCACATATTCAAGCCGTTCAAAGACGAGCCGTTAATGGGGCAGATGTGGTATCCCAATGAATACCTGCTGAGTAAGGGCGTCAACAAAGGGGACATCGTTTGCTTCCAACCCGAAAGCGAGTACGAGTTTGAAGTGGATGGAGAGAGATTGTATAGAATATTCGACCACCAGATAACAATTAAATTATGAACTTCATAGTATCAGACAATGTATTGATTGATCCCGATCTATACGTAAGGGACATTAACAAGCAGGGATTTATAGATGTCAATGACGGTGACAAGGTATTCAAAAACATTCAGCCTCGTCCTAGCCACGACATGTTTGCTCGTATAGTGATGGCTTCTTTAGGGCCAGACTACGACGTGGCGTTTAACTTTGTGCGTAAATCACCCGAGGGGCAGGAAGAACCCAACTACATCCACAAGGATGATATGATGGGCGATGTGACTGCGATCCTTTACTTGAGCAAGACTCATCCAAAAGAAGACGGCACCACCATCTACGACGAGGACGGAAATAAGTCATGTGTGTTTTACTCCAAGTACAACCGCATGGTTATATTTGATTCAGAACTCGCGCACTCTAGAAACATATTCGAGAACTTCGGCAAGGACGAAGGAGCAAGGCTAGTGCAAGTAGTGTTTTTGAAAGGCAGGGTATGATAGACAACGATGAAATCAAACTAAGGATCATCAAGGCTGGCTATGCCGCGGTCGACAAGTTGATTATGGTCGCCGAAGAAGACATCATTAAGCCGGGCGAAGATGACGATCTGTCTGCCGATAAGTTAAAGAACGCGGCAGCAACCAAGAAGTTGGCTATATTTGATGCATTCGATATTCTAAACCGGATCACTTCTGAGAAGGAGAATATTGACATGGCTAATAACGGCCCCAAAAAATCAGATTCTAAACGTGGCTTTGCAGAGAGACGATCAAAATAGTTTATACACGGTCCTTGTTGATTACGTTCCGAAGGCCACCCTTAACCACAAGAACGCGGTGAAAGGATGGAGGTACGGCTACAACGAGCAGTGTGATATGGTCGTTATCTCAAAGACAGGACAGATCGGGGAGATATGGAAAGTGTCAGGGCTAATCATCGCCTTGCCGCTGAAGCCAGAGAAGGTGAACTCAAGAAGCCCCAAGCCATCCCATCAGTACTGGGAAAGGGCTGAGTATCCAAAAGAATTACAGAGAATACAATCCATCTTTCAATGGAACGAACTCCCATCGGGGTTCAAAGACAATTGGATTGATTACGTGGAGAGCCAGTACGATTACAGAGACCAAGGTTATTGGTTTATGAATGATGGCGTACCCACTTACATGACCGGTAGCCATTGGATGTATTTGCAATGGGCTAGTATTGACGTGGGATATCCTGATTATAGGGAAGCCAACAGAATATTCTACATATTTTGGGAGGCATGCGTCGCTGACGAAAGATCCTTTGGTATGATTTACTTGAAGATACGTCGTTCAGGATTTTCATTCATGTGTTCGTCTGAGGTAGTGAACACGGCTACGCTTGCAAAGAACTCAAGGATTGGTATTCTATCCAAGACCGGTATCGATGCCAAGAAGATGTTTACCGATAAGGTAGTTCCCATCAACAGCAAGTATCCGTTCTTCTTCAAGCCGGTGATGGATGGTATGGATAAGCCAAAGACAGAATTGGCGTACCGCGTACCTGCATCGAAGATCACCAAGAAGAACATGTACGATGTGACGATGGACGAGGTAGATGGATTGGATACCACCATTGACTGGCGTAACACAGAAGAGAACTCCTATGATGGAGAGAAGTTACTACTATTAGCTCATGACGAATCAGCAAAGTGGACCCGGCCAAACAACATCCTTAACAGTTGGGCTGTAACCAAGACGTGTTTGAGGGTGGGTAGCAGGATCATCGGCAAGTGTATCATGGGTTCTACGTCAAATGCCTTGAGTAAAGGTGGCGATAATTACAAAAAACTATATGAGGATTCCAATGCTTCGGTGAGGAACTCCAACAACCAGACCAAGAGCGGGCTGTATAAATTGTTCATTCCAATGGAGTGGAATATGGAGGGGTTCATTGACAGATACGGGATGCCTGTGTTCAGAGCGCCGAGCAATCCAGTCAAAGGAGTTGACAATGGCATGGTGAAGAATGGCGCGATTGATTACTGGGAGGCAGAAGTAGATTCATTGAAGAACGATGCAGATGCATTGAATGAATTCTATCGTCAGTTCCCACGCACGGAGTCTCACGCATTTAGAGACGAGAGCAAGCAATCATTATTCAACTTGACTAAGATATACCACCAGATAGATTACAATGACTCACAGGTGCTAGCACACATGGTGACGCGCGGTAGTTTCATGTGGAAGGATGGGATCAAGGACACCAAAGTGATATGGTCGCCAGATAATAAAGGCAGGTTCCTAGTCAGTTGGCTTCCAGATCAGAAGTTCCAGAACAGAATGATCGAGCGTAATGGCATGAAGTATCCCGGCAATGAACACTTAGGCTCGTTCGGGTGTGACTCATACGATATATCGGCGACGGTGGATGGGCGAGGATCAAACGGTGCATTGCACGGCATGACCAAGTTCCACATGGATGATGCGCCATCAAACGAGTTCTTCCTAGAATACATATCAAGACCACAGACAGCGGAGATATTCTTCGAGGATGTGCTTATGGCTTTGGTATTCTATGGGATGCCGGTGCTTGCGGAGAACAACAAGCCACGATTACTATACCACTTGAAGAACAGGGGCTACCGTGGGTACAGCATCAACAGACCCGACAAGTTGCTTCATAAGTTGTCTGCTACTGAGAAGGAGTTGGGTGGTATACCGAACTCATCAGAAGACGTTAGGCAATCACACGCATCAGCAATAGAATCACATATCGAGAAGCACGTTGGTTTTGACTTCGAGGGTAAATACAGGGATCCGGATTTGATTGGGTCAATGCCATTCAATAAAACGCTAGAGGATTGGGCCAAGTTTGACATATCAAATAGAACCAAGTTTGATGCATCTATTAGTTCGGGATTGGCGATTATGGCAAATCAGAAACACCTATACATGCCAGAAAAAAAAGAATCAAAAATAAGCATTACTTTTGCTAGGTACACAAACCAAGGTAATACAAGTGAACTCATTCGATGAAGGATGTCTTAATTAATATAACTGCAACAGGATTCCCAACTCAGTTTGTCTCTGACTCAGAGAAAGCATCAGATGAGTATGGGCTACAAATAGGGCAAGCCATACAATACGAATGGTTCCGTAAGGACGGCAATCAGTGTAGGTTCTATGGCCAATGGAAAGATTTCCATAGACTTAGGCTCTATGCTCGTGGAGAACAGTCCACCCAGAAATACAAGAACGAACTCGCCATTGATGGTGATCTTTCTTATTTGAACTTGGATTGGACTCCGGTTCCCGTTATCCCAAAGTTTGTGGATATCGTTGTGAACGGCATGTCAGATCGTATGTTTAAGGTAAAGGCTTACGCCCAAGACGCAATGTCTCAAGCAAAGCGTAGCAAGTACCAAGACGTTATTGAGGCTCAGATGGTGTCTAAAGACATTTTGGAAATCATCCAAAACAAGACGGGTATCAACGCATTCACCATGGATCCAGAGCAATTGCCAAACAATGACGAAGAGTTGTCATTGTACATGCAGTTGAATTATAAGCCGGCCATTGAGATTGCAGAAGAGGAAGCCATCAATACAATCCTTGACGAGAACAAGTATCTCGACTTGAGAAAGCGTATCGATTACGATATGACTGTACTTGGTATTGGTGTAGCAAAACATGAATTCCTTTTGGGATCCGGCGTTGAAGTATCTTACGTTGATCCTGCAAACGTGGTCTACAGTTATACTGAAGACCCATATTTTAAAGATTGTTTTTATTGGGGAGAGATTAAAACAGTACCTATCACAGAGTTACTGAAGATAGACCCCAAATTAACAAACACAGAATTAGAAGAAATATCCAAAAGCGGACAGGCTTGGTACGACTACTACAACGTAGGTCAGTTCTACCAGAACAGCATTTTCTTCAGAGACACGACCACCCTTTTATATTTTAATTATAAAACCACTAAGAAGATTGTTTATAAGAAGAAGTACTTAGAGGGCGGTGGTGTTCGTTACATTGAAAAAGAAGATACTTTCAATCCACCAACAGAGATGATGGAGGATGGAAAGTTTGAGCGTATAGAAAAAACTATCGACGTTTGGTACGAAGGTGTCATGGTCATGGGGACAAACTACTTGCTTAAGTGGAAGATGTCCGAGAACATGGTTCGTCCAAAGTCTTCTTCTCAACATGCATTACCTAACTATGTAGCATGCGCTCCGCGTATGTACAAGGGAGCGATTGAATCTTTGGTGCGTAGGATGATTCCTTTCACTGACTTGATTCAGTTGACTCACTTGAAGTTACAACAAGTAATCGCTCGTACAGTACCTGATGGTGTATTCATTGATGCCGATGGTCTTAACGAAGTGGATCTTGGTACAGGAAACGCGTACAACCCAGAGGATGCTTTGAGATTGTACTTCCAAACAGGTAGTGTTATCGGTCGTAGTTATACCCAAGATGGGGACTTCAACAATGCAAGAGTGCCTATCACTCAGTTGACTTCCAACTCTGGTGCTGCTAAAACGCAGATGCTAATCGCAAACTACAACCACTACATGGACATGATACGCACTGCCACAGGACTCAATGAGGCCCGTGATGGTAGTAGTCCAGACCCGAACTCATTGGTTGGCTTACAGAAGTTGGCTGCGCTTAATTCAAACACAGCAACTCGCCACATCTTAGAGGGCGGTCTATACATATTCAGATCAATCGCGGAAGCATTGACCTATCGTGTGGCTGACATCCTTGAGTACGCTGATTTCAAAGATGACTTCATTAGTCGTATCGGCAAGTACAATGTGTCTATCTTAAACGAAATCAAGGACTTATACATTTATGACTTTGGTATTTTCTTGGAGATAGCCCCGGACGAAGAAGAGCGCGCACAACTTGAAGCCAACATACAGATGGCTTTATCTAAGGGTGACATCAATCTTGAGGATGCAATTGATATCCGCGAGATAAAGAACCTTAAGATGGCAAACCAATTGCTGAAGGTGAAGCGTATCAAGTTGCAAGAGCAGAAGGACAAGATGGCTATGATGCAGCAACAGATGACTGCACAGCAGAACATGGAGTTACAACAGATGGCTTCACAGTCTGCCCTTCAGAAGATTCAAGCAGAAAGCCAAGCCAAGATGCAGATCAAACAAGCCGAGGTGGCTTTCCAAATTGAGATGTTGAAGGCAGAGGCAGGTCTTAAGCAGCAGTTGATGGCCGAGGAGTTCAGATACAACATGACTCTTGCTGGCATGGACGAGCAGCAGATCTCTAGTAGAGAGAAATCTAAAGAAGATGCTAAGTCAAAGAGAATAAGCCAGCAGAACAGCGAGCAATCGAAACTAATTAATCAGCGCAAGAACGACTTGCCGCCAATCAACTTCGAGTCCACAGAGGATTCTCTTGATGGCTTTGATTTGTCAGTGTTCGAGCCTCGCTAAACGATATTGAAAAAAATATATAAATTTGTAAAAATTAAATCTAATCAAAATGGAAATCCAAGTAAGAGAAGTAAAGGCTATTGAGGCCAAAGGAGTACAGGAACTCGAGAGAGAGTTGCTAGAGAAACACGAAGAGCAAATCAACAACGTTGATCCCGCTCCAAGTCTAGAACCAGATCCCGAACCGGCTCCCGAACCGATACAGGCTGAACTTCAAGAGCAAGACGTTCTTTCTTATATTAGCAAACGCTACAACAAGCAAATCAATTCTTTTGATGATTTGGTGGCTGAACGTTCCGACGAGCAATTGCCTGCGGATGTGTCAGCCTACTTGAATTACCGCAAGGAAACAGGTAGAGGCTTTGAAGACTTCATCAAGTTGAAGGAAGACTTCGATACAATGGAGCCTGACAATGTCCTTCGCAGTTACCTCAAGGCCACACAGGATGGATTGGATGATGATGATATTGATGTCATGATGGAAGACTACTCATACAATGAGGACTTGGACGATGACTCAACTATCAGAAGAGCCAAACTATCCAAGAAAAAAATGGTTGCAGAAGCCAAACAGTACTTCAACTCTCAAAAAGAGAAATACAAAACGCCCCTTGAGTCAAGTACGGCAAACGTTTCTCCAGAAGAAAAAGAAGAATTGCAGGCTTACAAGCAATATATATCGCAGGCAAAAACTATGGATCAAGAAGCCGAGCGTAAGCGTGAGTGGTTTTCAAAGAAGACCGACGAGGTATTTAACAATGAGTTCAAAGGTTTTGAATTTAAGTTAGACGACCAAGTTTTACGATTTACACCGGGGGATGCTGCTGAATTGAAGAAAGCCCAACTGACACCAACGAACTTCATATCGAAGTACTTGGATAAGGATGGGATGATCAATGATGCAACAGGTTATCATAGAGCGCTAGCGGTAGCAATGAATCCCGAAAGGTTTGCCAAGTACTTTTATGAACAAGGCAGATCAGCCGCGACTGATGATGTTACTCGCAGAATTAAGAACATTAATATGAGCGAGAGACAATCACCCCAGCCGATGGCGAGTGACGGGTTCCAGGTTAAAGTGGTTGATCCTGATGCCGGCAAAGGCTTAAAAATCCGAAGTATCAAAAAAATCTAAAAACTAAAAACTAAACTAAACTACAATGGCAGTTTTATCCACCCCGACCTTTCAGCTGCAGCCGAGTGCGCAGCAGGTCCCCCTATCTACTAACTACATTACCGACTTCAACTTCTTGAACCAGTATCTTCCTGATACTTACGAGAAAGAATTTGAGCGTTACGGTAATCGTACTATCTCTTCTTTCTTGCGTATGGTTGGCGCCGAAATGCCATCAAACTCAGATATGATCAAATGGGCTGAACAAGGCCGTTTGCACATCAAGTACATCAACTGTACTACATCTGTTTTGACTACAGCCGATACTGCAACTTTCACTATCAATGACGTATTGGTTCCTAACCGTGCTGCTATTGGTTTGACTGCTGGTACTATCGCTTTGCGTATTGGACAAACTGTTGTAATCACTCCTAACGTTGCTGGTCCTACTCAGAACAAAGGTATCATTACCGGTACAAACCCAACCGCCGGTACTATCGATGTTGCCTTCTACGAAGCAGCCGGTATGACCAACGCCTTGGCTACTAACACTTTCACTATCTTCATCTACGGTTCTGAATTCAAAAAAGGAACTAACGGAATGCAAGGTTCTTTGGAAGCAGAAGATGAAATCTTCGACAACAGCCCTATCATCATCAAGGACAAGTATGCTGTATCTGGTTCTGACATGGCTCAGATCGGATGGATTGAAGTTACTACTGAAAACGGAGCATCTGGTTTCTTGTGGTACTTGAAGTCTGAGCACGAGACTCGTTTGCGTTTCGAAGATTACTTGGAGACCGCTATGATTGAAGCAGTTCCTGCCGTTAGCGGATCAGGTGCTGTTGCTGCTGGTTTCAAAGGTTCTGAAGGTGTGTTCTATGTTGTGAACGACCGTGGAAACGTTTGGGGTGGCGGTAACCCAACCACTTTGGCTGACTTCGATTCTATCGTTTCTCGTTTGGACAAACAGGGATCTATCGAAGAGAACGTAATCTTCGTAAATCGTGATTTCAGTTTCGACATCGACGATATGTTGGCTACCTTGAATGGTTACAATGGATCAGGTGCTTCTAACGCTGCCTCTTTCGGTTTGTTTGAGAACGACGTGAACATGGCATTGAACCTTGGGTTCAGCGGATTCCGTCGTGGTTATGACTTCTACAAGACAGATTGGAAATACCTAAACGATCCTACAATGCGTGGTGGTTTGACTTCATCTACTACAGGTGCAAGTACTGCAAACGTTATCACTGGATTGTTGGTTCCTGCTGGTTCTACAACTGTTTACGATCAGGTATTAGGTAAGAACGCCAAGCGTCCTTTCTTGCACGTTCGCTACAGAGCAACTGCTACAGAGGATCGTCGTTATAAGACTTGGATCACAGGTTCTGCCGGTGGTGCTGCTACTAGCGACTTGGATGCTATGGAAGTTAACTTCTTGTCTGAGCGTTGTGTATGTACCTTGGGTGCTAACAACTTCGTATTGTTCCGTTACGGTGCTTAATCACTAACGAAATAAAAAAGTTGATTCATTTAATCTGGAGAGTGCTGGTAACGGCGCTCTCCTTTTTAAAAAGTAAAAAATCATATCAAATTATATCATGAAAAAACACGCAACACCCGTAGACAAAGTCTACAAACTAATTCACTCATCTCCCCTTTCATTTACTATTCCTTCAAGGAGTACTAGGAGATTCCCATTATTGTGGTTTGATGAAGACCAAAATACTAACCGCCCATTGAGGTATGCGATAAACCAAAAGAGCCCATTCGAGGATGAGCAAGATGGTAATCCACTCATTGAGCCTGTGATATTCGAAGATGGTATGCTTCGTGTTCCAAAGAACAACCCAGTCCTTCAGCAGTTTTTGTATTATCATCCGATGATGAACACCGTATTCGCGGAAGTAAACCATGAAAAAGACGCTCAGTCAGAAGTGGAATTCTTGAACGAAGAAGTGGATGCTTTGATTGAAGCACGTTCATTGACCATCGATCAATTGGAAAATGTATCTCGAGTTTTGTTTGGTAAAGACCCATCGGTCGTGAGTACTGCCGAATTGAAAAGAGATGTATTGATTTACGCCAAGCAAGATCCAAGAGGATTCTTGAACTTGATCAATGATCCGATGTTAAAACTAGAGTCCAATGTACGCAAGTACTTTGACGGAAAGGTTTTGGCATTCAGAAACGGGAACAAGGAAGTTTGGTTCAACACTCCTTCAAGCAAGAAGAAGATGATCAATATTCCTTTCGGATCAGATCCCTACGTTGAGGTTACTTTGTACCTACAGACCGACGAAGGTATTGATGCATTGAAACTTCTAGACAAGAGTCTAGAGATGATCTAATAAACTTTATTTCTTATCAATGAGAGGGGGCAAACGCTCCCTCTTTTTTTTTGTTTATCTTTGCTTTAAACAATAACATGATTAATGAAGTAAGAAATACCGTGTTGTCCATATTGAATAAGAACAATTACGGATATATATCTCCATCAGACTTCAACTTGTTTGCTAGTCAAGCGCAGATGGAATTGTACGAAGAGATGTTTTCTGCCTACAATAAGATCATCATAATGGAGAACAGGCGCGAGTCTGGTACTGACTATGCGGACTTAAAAAGAACTTACGAAGAAGCGATGGAACTTTTTATTTCCAACAACCCTCTTCAAAACTTTGCAGGCAGCGTGTTCTTGCTACCAAGTTCAGCAACTACTGGCGACGAGTACTATATGATAGTAAAGATTATATGCTATCCAACGGTACTAGACAGTGGAGCCAACACTTCTGTGGTATCTTTTCAGTTGGTTGATAGTGGTGCTACTTTCACGACAGCAGGAATTGTTGCCGGAGATGTAGTAGTTAATACCACCACAAATACAGTGGCCAATGTAATATTGGTTTCTAGCAATACAGTTTTGTTGTTAGACAATAACATATTCACCACCACCCCTGCTAACTTCTTGGTATTAAAAGCCAGCGCAGCAGTGGAGGCAGAGAAGTTGACGCAATCAAAATCAACATTGTTGAACACGTCAATGCTCACAGCCCCATCAACTTTATTCCCTGCGTACACACAGCAGGCCAATGTAATGACAATCACACCTGTGAGTTACAAGGTTCCGGGCCAAGTGATTGCTAACTACTTCAGATACCCATTCGTTCCAAAGTGGACATACATTAGTTTGGCAGGTGGTGAGCCTGTATTCGATCAGACGCAACCCGACTACCAAGATTTTGAATTGTCTCCAGACTATGAGTACAAGTTGGCTACCAAGATATTGGAATACGCCGGTATGTCTATCAGAGAGACTGAGGTAGTTCAATTCGGAATGACACAACAAGCCCAACAACAACCATAAACCATGGCTTATATATCCCAATATCAATACTACGAAAACAGCGGTGCTACTCCAGAGAATGAGAACTGGGGCTCATACCAATATGTAAGTCTACAAGATATCGTCAAGAACTTTCAGTTGATGTATGCAGGCAACCACTCGCTAGTCAACAACGAGGAGCGGTATCGGATACTATTCCACGCAAAGAGAGCGGTGCAAGAGTTGAACTATGATGCATTCAAGGAGATTAAAGTCCTTGAACTCACCGTTGGTAGTAACTTAAGATACATTCTCCCTAGCGATTTTGTCAATTGGGTACGCATTTCTTTGTTCAGAGATGGTCTATTGAGACCAATGACAGAGAACGTTCAGATACTTTCTTCTAGCGCTTACTTGCAAGATAGCAAAGCCAACATCTTATTCGATCAGAACGGGAATATCTTACAACCACAGAACTCTCAGATAGACATGGAGCGCTTAAAGGGAACCAAGAGAAATATCTACTTGAATCCGGGCGGAATGTTTGACGGGCAAGAAGGTTGGAACATTGATGGTAATTGGTATTTTGACTATGGCATCGGTGCGCGCTTTGGATTAGAAACAGAGGTAGCAAACTTCAACCCAACATTCGCCATCGACAAGAAGGCAGGTGTAATCAACTTCAACTCTGACATGTCAGACCAACAATGTATCGTTGAGTATGTGTCAGACGGCATGGAGAACGGAGACGATTCTTTGATAACTGTTAATAAGTTGTTTGAAAAATATGTGTATGCCTATATTCAGTACGAGATACTTAGTTCAAAGTTGGGTGTACAAGAGTACGTTGTGGCTAGAGCAAGAAAAGAAAAGTCTGCATTACTTAGAAACGCAAAAATAAGATTGAGCAACATTCATCCCGGCAGACTATTGATGAGTCTTCGTGGTATGGACAAGTGGATAAAGTAACATGGCGAACACTACAAGGAATTTCATAGCAGGTAAAATGAATAAGGCCGTCGATGAACGCCTTATTCCTGACGGGCAATATATCGATGCTCTTAATGTTCGTATGGGTGCCACTGAGCAATCAGAGATAGGTGTCATAGAGAACTCAAAGGGTAACGTATCCTTGACCACATTGACCTACATAGATGGCACGCCATTGAGTGCAGATGCCAGATGTATAGGAACACTTGCTGATGGAGAGAAAGAAACTATCTATTGGTTTATCCATGACTCCAACTTTCCAGTTGGTGCCACCGGTAAACTTGATATGATTGTTTCCTTTAATGTATTAACAAATATATTAACCTACCACATCATCAGCATCGATGATACTAATGGTGACAATACCACGCTAAACTTCAATCCAAAATATCTAATCACTGGTGTTGATATAGTAAAGACAGGTAATCTTGATGAGAGTTTATTGTTCTTTACGGATGATTACAACCCACCAAGGTTCATCAATGTACGCAGAGGATATCCAAATCCAGATCCCTCCACAAATGAAGATCAATTCAGTGCTGAGTCAATCCTTGTTGTAAAGAAGCCACCGGCTGAGTCTCCAACAATCAATCCTATTGTGACTGGAGGTCAAGATAACTTCCTTCAAACGAGGTTTATTTGCTTTGCTTATAGATATAGGTACGCAGATGGAGAGTATTCAGCAACGTCTCAGTTCTCACCACCAGCGTTTCTACCGAACTCATTTCAATTTAGTATAGATAGTTATCTAAATGAGGGAATGATCAACAGAGCGAACGCTGTGGAGGTTACATACAATACTGGAGGTCCGTTAGTAGTTGGTTTTGATTTGCTATTCAAAGAAGCGAGCGGAAACGTGATCCGCGTTATCGAGAGACTAGACAAGACTACCGGTGACAATGTGGATGTGACATTCACTTTTAACAATAGTAAGATCTTCACTCTATTACCTACATCAGAATTACTTAGGCTTTATGACAACGTGCCATTGCTAGCAAAGGCTCAGACATTAATGGGTAACCGCTTGATGTACGGTAACTACGTAGAAGGCTATGACTTGATTGATAAAGATGGCTTTGCTGTAAAGTTGGAATATCAAACTAGTTTAGTAACTGAGATAATTGGTGAAACAGAAATCCTAGATTCTACAAGCACAGGTACTTACAGTATTGATGGGGTTCAGACGATCCCTGCTTCTATATTTGAGATTGATTTGGCAGGTGCCGACCTAGTGGCAGGCTCTGCAATAAGTGTAGAGTTTACATTCAATCACCAATCTTTTAGTGGTTCTCCTGTTCCATCTGAGACCACCACAAACATATCTTTAACCTTTTCGTTCTATCTATCCACTTCATACTCATCTGTTTATGCATTAGCAACAAGCCCAGAGTTCGAAGAAGCGGTAGGTACAACAGGAAATATCAAGCCTGTATTCTCTTCTGTCCCCGGTACTCAAACATCGTGTGATGGAACGACACTTACCGACCAAGTGAACTGCGCAGCGCCTAACAACTTGGACGCTTTGATAAAGTTTGCTAGTGGTATCAGTGCAGTTGGCCAGCCTATTGCTGTTATCACAAGCCCTGCTAGTACAGTGATTGGCTTTCAATTACCGGCAATAGAATACGTTGATAACACGACGACCCCAACAGTTCAAATCTATGAGTACTACGAGGTTACATTTGTTGAAGCCACATTCCAAGAGATTGCCAATCCGCAAAGCCTTCATAGTAACAGAGATTATGAGATTGGTATTGTGTACATGGATGAGTTTAATCGCTCAACCACTGCATTGGTTAGTGAGCAGAACACCACACACATTCCTTGCGCTTACTCTGCAAATCAGAACTCTATATACGTAACGATACCGGTAACACAGGTAGCACCAGTTTGGGCAAAGAGATACAAGTTCGTAATCAAGCCCGATGAAGAAAATTATGAGACCATTTACACATCTATATTCTTTCTTGACCCATATTCAAATGATGCATACTTCCTATTGGAAGGCGAGAATTCAAAGAAAGTTGAAACAGGAGACAGATTAATTGTAAAGGCTGACACCACTGGCCCTACTCAGCAATGCGTATACGCTACAGTTCTTGAGAAGGAATCTAAAGCAGCGGACTTTATCACTGTTCCGAGTACATTGGATCCATCAGTAGATCTTCCTGTGCCATCCGGCGTTTACATGAAGATCAACCCGAATAGTTTCAATGTGGTTAATGATGAGTTGGCTATCATAGCGCCGGGCAAAAGAGAGGAGTTTACGGACGGAGCAAACGATTCCCCAATTCTGCAATATCCAATGAATAGGTTTGATACTGCAACATCTAGTTGGGTTGACTATGATGTTCCTGCTGGTAGTCGCATTCGCCTATACTTTAAATTTGAACGTTTGGGAACTGGTGATGGAAATAAAAGTTGCGAAAGACGTATATACACATTGGACAAAACATTGGTGGCATCTGCTAACTATGATAACATGTTCGATTGGTGGAACGGCGACAACGTTCAAGCCATATTAAATGATGGTATACAGGACGTAGGCGGGGGAAATTGCGCAGTAGACAACCAATATATTTCAACACTAGCAAGTAATGGGGGAGATATACCGACATCTCTATGTACAAATTTTTATAGATTCTTTAGGGCTAGCACCAATCAGCTTATATTGTTGGTATCAGGAACAACGAGTTGTTCGGGTGCATTCAGTAAGACTAAGAGAAGATCTACTGTCACTGGAAACATCGAAGTGTTTAGAGCAGATACCACTTTAATATTCGAGACACAGCCAATCGATGCATTACCAGATGTATTCTTTGAGAACGATTTGTCTTTCTCAATCGATATAGATGGTAACCACAGTGGTAACGTAACGAATCAAGACATTGCTTTGGGAATTGCCGGCGTAGTGGACACGAAGTTCTTCAACTGCTTTGCTTTCGGTAACGGAGCAGAGAGTTACAAGATCAGAGACTCTGTCGTTGGAAGACCATTCAATCTAGGCAACAGAGTAACATCAGTATCAGAGCAGGACTACAAACAGGTGGACCGCTACGCGGACGTTACCTATAGTGGTATCTACAATGACGAATCAAATCTCAATAGGCTGAATGAGTTTAACTTAGGTATACTCAACTTCAAAGCATTGGAAGATTCCTTCGGGCCTATCTACATATTGGATGGCCGCAGAACGGACATGCTTGTTCTTCAAGAGGACAAGATATCCTATGTACTTGTAGGAAAGAACCTTTTGTCTGATGCTGCCGCAGGTAGTGCGCTTACATCAGTTCCAGAAGTGTTGGGAACTCAGATCTCTAGGGTCGAGAAGTATGGCATTAGTTTTAATCCAGAGAGTTATGTCAATTGGGGATACGATAGATACTTTACCGATGTAAAGCGCGGTGCTGTATTACAATTGAGAGGTGACTCATATGCGAACGATCAGTTGGCTGTGGTTTCTGAATTGGGAATGAGAACTTGGTTCCGTGATGAATTCATTACATCCTTCAATACTCAAAAACTTGGAGGATACGATCCTTACATGAATGAGTACGTATTGGTTTCTAATGAAATTGACCTTCCTGTAGTAGAGCAATGCTTGGCTTGTGGAGTAAGTCAGACGTTTAGTTTCTTCTTACCCGGTGGATCAACATTCAGTTACTGCGTAAATGCAGGGCCATACGTTGGTGACTTGAACATAAATTACACCGCTTCAGTTGATCCGGGTGCTACGTTCAATATCGAGGCTGACTACAATTCAAATGTCTATCAGACTGGATTCATAAATACATCTGGCGTATTGAGTTTCAATAAGAACTCTGGCAGCGAGGACGTTGTAAGCCTACAAATCACAACCACTGGCATCGTTACATTAACAGTGACTGTTAATTGCCCTGTGCTACAGATAATGAGCGTAATC